ATCCAATCCCCGCTGGACAATTCGATGTCCGGCCGGGCGACTGAATATTGCCAACCGGATGGCGGTGTTATTTCTGCCAACTTTTCGGCAGGCAATTCGGTTGGCGCATTGTTGTCGTGGATGCGATTCAAGCCTGGATGTGGTGCCCGAAAATTGGAATCCGACAGCGTCGGGGTTGGTGGAGTAAATGCGGGCGTCTGATAGCCTGGGTTCCCCGGATACCAGTCCGCAGGCATGAGAAAGCAAGAGCACCACTCGGACACATTCATCATGTAAGGCAGCATAGGGGTTGAGCCGTAGTATGTTTGTGCCCGCCCAAACACTCTGGCGATAAACCCGCTGTTTCGTTTGCTTGTCCAGCTCATTGATGTAGCAACGCCGTGGACATATTGCCATTCATCCCAAGAGGATGTCTGTGCGCCCCATTTCTGTGCATTGATCCACGACGTGGTTCCCCAGATTATGTTTGGAGGCCCGCTGACAGGCCAGTCGGTGTTACACGCCTCGACCGTCCCAAAGCACTCCAGCTTGTTCATGTTGTGCGGATAGTAGGAGATGTCCCAGTAACAGCTCGGTTTAAACTCAAGTACCCACGCTTCGCGCGGGTCTTGCGAGGCCGGATCCCTGGCTACGATCGCTACGAACGGCTCTACGCCGAGTTTAAAATATGGGTAGTAGCTTTGCTCTGAGCACTGAGCTAAACCTGCGACAAGCCAAGACCACACCATCACACACGCCACGACCACCGCGACCGACCGACTTGCGAGTTTCATAACGAAACCTCCGTGAACAAAGAGCCACAAGTTCTTGAACTGGCCCAAGTCCTAGGAGGTTCGATGTCGCTTTGTCAAACAGGTTCGCCACCTTTCCACGCAGTGCGTTTTCCCCAGCGTACGGCGGCTTGGCGAATGCAGCGGTAGACGGTGCACCGATGGACGTCGAGCTTCTTGGCGATCTGGCCGTACTTCAGAAGGAACTCGCCGTCTCCGTCCAGCTCTCCAGCCAGACGCAGGATCGTGTCGACCTGCTCCTCGGTCAGTTTCCTGCCTGACGTCATGGTGCTCAGTCCTCCTCGGGTACCACACGCATCTTGACGGGGATCTTCCCGCCTTCCCCTTTGAGCAGGTGCAGCAGCTGCACGCCAGCATCCGGCGTCAGCTCGAACTCCACGGCAAACCCATCACGCAATTCTTCGAGCAACGCTTGAGCCATGTCCATGGTGGAAGCGGCTTGGCCCTGCAGCTGGTCGAGCCGTCCGCGTAAACGACGCATCCCCATCGGTCACCTCCTGATCTCGAAAGTCATCCTCATCAAACAACAAGCACCACACGGCGATCAGCGGAACGCACGGCACCACGACCGCCAGCACAGCCGCGAAACACATCCAGCACAGCAGGTCCTTCGCGTATCGCATCAGTCCCGGCTCCTCCTTCGCGTCACCAAGCCCATGTTCGGGCTGGGCACTTCGGTGATCTCCAACTCATCGCCGTGACCCTCCTGGCTCGCGAGCTTGTTCCGCGTCCAGTTCTGGCGAATGCGTTCGCATGCCTGGCGGATCTCCGCCTGGGTCGGTTCGTAGGCCTTCGCCGACCCACAGCAACGCGGGCACTTCGTCCAGGTCCGCGCGTCCCAGGTGTATTCGCAGACGTCGCAGGTCGTCAGGATGTCGTCCATGTCAGCTGAACTCCTCCCGCTCCCAGAGGCCTGCCTTGGTGAGCGTGTACCCGACCCAATGGAACTCCGGGAATCGCTCGGCCGCGGTCTTGATCTTGATCTTCGCATCGTCCTCCCAGCCGCCGCCGCCTTTGACGTCGATCAGCTCGAGCTCGAGGTCTGCCCGCAGGACCAGGAAGTCGGGCGTGTAGTGGACCGCGACGCGCTTCCCGGTCGCGCCCGGGACGATGCAGAACTTGAGAGCCTCGTAGTGGTAGCCGAGGATCTCGCCGGCCGCTCGGAGAGAAAACAACCGCTCCGCGAATTTGGCCTCGGTGCGATTCATGACGCCCTTGGGCGTTGAGCCGAGTCGGCCGCGTGCTCGCTGGAATCTCATGTCACGTCCTCCGTTGGTTGCAGTGCGCGAGCCAGCTGCTCTTTGAGTGTCAGCTCGGACGAATCGATCTGTGGTCGTTTGCCAAGTTCCCCCAACAAACGCCTTGTGCGTGCCTTCTCCTGTGCGGCGACCTTTTCCTCCTGGCCATTGCTGGATCGCTCCGGCCAAGTCCCATGTGTCAGCCGCCAGTGCAACGCCCCAATGTTCCAGGCACCGCCAGAGGCCTGCCATTCATCCACCGCCGCGCTGACGCTTTTGGGAGTCATCCCCAGAGCCTTCGCTCCATCGACCGCACCGCGAACGTCGCCCATGTCCAGCTTGCGGAGTCGTCGCTCGGCTTCCTCCCAACCGTCAGAACCTCCCCCTCCTCCTTCCGGCGAAGCGGAAACAGATGCTGCGATCGGCGAGGGGGTAGGGGGAGGTTCTTGTATTCTTCTCTTCTCTTCTCTGGTCACGCTTTTGTCACGATGCGCGCGTGACATTATTGGGACACGCGCGTGACGCTTGCGATCAGCAGCAAGTGCTCTTACCTTCGAGCCTTGCGACAAATGGCGGTCGAATTTCGCGATCTCAAGACCGTCTTTTTTCTCGACTAACCAACCCACATTAACCATCGCTCGAGCGAACCCTTGCGCGCCTATGTAGCGATCAATGAACAAAAGTGTCACGCCAGGCGCGTGACACGATGAGAGCTGTTGATCGCACCATCGCCAGAAGCGGATGAGCTTGCCGACAACCTCGTCCTCAGTGATTCCGAGGTGCGCAGCGACGGCGATCACCTCGGGTTTTTCAGGAAGCGTCAGTTCGACCTTGATCCAATCACCGGCCATATCGTCAGTCCTTCCCGTTCGACCGCGGTCCTCGCGCGTCCCGGATCTGCTCGCGGCGCCAGTCGCACCACTCCATGAGCGTCAGTTGATCCTCGTCGGTCGTGAGCAACGCCGCTGCCGCCTTCTGGTACTCGTCCACGTCGCTGATCTGCTCCTTGGCCTCCAGAATCGCCTGGATGCCACGGAAGAGCGCCTGAGCCGCCGTGGGCTCTGCTGGCTTCTCCGGCTCAGCAGCCGCCTCCTGAGCGGCCTCTGGCTCGACAGGGTCCTCCAGCTTGGCAACGGACTCTCCTTCGAGTGTGGGGGCGTCCATGTCGGCCTGCTCCGCAATCCAGTCCGACCCGGTGAGACGCGCGAAGATCTTCGCGAAGAATTTGCGGCGCGCCTTTCCCAACACAGCGTCCGCACCCATCCCGGCGTTCTCGACCACGGGGATGCGGTAGTCGCCCTCCGACGTGTGGGCACACTGCAGTTCCTGCGGCACGCCGTTCAATCGCCAGGTGGCGCGCATCGACACCAGGACGTGGCTGGCTGAAGTCGTGCGTGTCGGGACGCCTTCGCTCACCTCGAGGTGCGTCAGGCCCGGCCACTCCCGCACCGCACGCTCGAAGTAGGCCTTCGTCAAGTAACAGCGACCCACCAGTACGTTCATCTCGTTGCCGATAATGCTGGCGCCGCGGAGCATACCCTCAATCACAGCGTCCCGGATGACGCCTTCTCCGTAGGGCTTGACCTCCTTGCCGTTTTTGTCCACGGCTCCTGGTTTGCGGTCGGTCAGGAATCCCAGGGGCGTGTTCGCCAGGGCCATGATGTCCTGCATCAGCGGACCGGTCAGGTGCTTGCGGATCGTCTGCATTCCGTTGGCCAGGGCCAGCGTTCGGCGGATCGGCGAGAGTTTTTGCAGCGTGGCCAGGCTGCAGTCCTGGCAGGCTTTCTCGATCTCGATGATGACGTTCTCTTCGACCTTCTTGATAATGGCTGTGCTCATGCCGTATCCTGTGCGTGAAATACCTGTCGTTCAATGCGTCGTGCCTGTTTGAAGTGTGGGCAGTAGCGGCCTGTCTCCGGGCACCGCCCAGACATGCTCATCGTCCCGCCACAACAGCCGTCGCGATCAATGCGGTCGGTAACCTGCTGGTTGATCCAGCCGGAGGCCGCGTGCATCTCGACGTTGGTCAGTGGCCGCGGTGGATCGCCACGCAGCATGTTGCGGCAGGTCGGATCGGTGGCCACCTGGCGGCCGAGTTCGAGCAGTTCCGGAGTCATGGCTCTGCAACCTCCTCGTCGTCATCGCCGTCGTACCCCCAGTCATCCGCAACCATCGGACACTCACACGGATGATCACCCTGCTCATCCGCTGGTTCCGCGTACACCCGCCCACATCTGCTACATTTCGCCATTCCACAACTCCTGTTGTCCCTTGCACGGCCGCGCGGCCTTCATCCGTTTCACCGTGGCCATCTTGACCTCGCCCAACTGCACGCGAATCTCGTGGCACCAGATCCGGTACGGGTGATACCGCCGCATGTGGTACGGATACGCAGCTCGGAGAGCCGCCCGCAACGCCTTCCTGTCGTCGGTTCCGACCTTCGCGATCACCGCCGCAATGATCGGCCGCGCGTGGTCACGCCAGGTCACGCTCCACCTCCAGCCGCTCGTATAGCATCTGATGTAATGATTTCGATGCCGCCACGGTGGCTGATCGTCCACAGCTTTGCGTCGGGATGCTCGGATTTGAATGCCCGAATCGCATCTTCGATATCAACAGCGATTACCCCGCAGTGAATGGTCACGGTGTAGCCGCTATCATTCTTGATCTGTCCCGTGATGCAAAACGCATCGCAGCGTCGTGGCATGGATGTCACTTCCCACCTCCATCCGATTTCGCTCCGAACAACGCCTCACCCTTGGCCGTGGCCCACTCCACCCACCTGGCGTTGTCGCACAACAGATCCTGCGGAGGCTGCTCGCCGAATACCTTGTAGGTGGCCATCTCCTCGTGCCTGCAGCCTTTGCCGCGACTGCAAAAGATGACCCCACCAAGATCCTCGGTCTTGTAGTAGACCCAAGCCACCTCGCCCGCGCGGATCGTATCCGACAGCTGGTCGAGCGCGTCCACATTCCCGGCCGCATCGATCACGACGCGCAGGAAGTACGGGGCACGCGACAGGGATAACCGTTTGCCTTCGGCCGGACCATCGAGAAATGTGATCATCAGCTCACCGTCATCAGCCGTTCGAACTTGTAATACTCCTGCTCCCAGTCGCGATCCATCAGCATGGCCTGGCGGCAGCGGACCTTGTCCTTCACACGCATGACCACCAGGAACTCCCACGGCTTGCAGGGAAATCGTCGAATGGACTCGCCAAAGGCTTTCGCGACCATGGCCCCTTCTGACCAGGCGTCAATGACGATTCCGCCGCACGGGCACCGCTGGTCGAGTGCCTCACCCTGCTTCACCCGATAAATGAAAAAGTGGTACTTGGCGGGCCACATCGTTACGACCTCCCGGTAGGCGTCATGTTCGGCGACAGCAGGCTCTGGATCAGCTCCAACACCTGGTAGCACCCGTCGGCCTGGGCGTCGAGCTCGCGGGCGCGCTCCCGATCTTCGGCGGCCTCGTCGTTGTCGCGTTGGATGGCGCGGAGCGCGATGGCTCCGGCGTCCTCGCGCTTCTCCTCGATCATCTGCAGTACTTCGGCCTCGACCCGGCGGAGTGTGGCGTACAGGCGGTGGGAACGTTTATTCATGTCCTGAATCTCCTGCGGAAAGGGTGGAACACAGCGGATTACGCCGCTAGGTGGCCCTGGTAGATGGCACGTCACTGAACATCACCAAGGCCACCCTGCGGAGCAACACCCTCCGCGCCTGCTGATTCATGAACGTAGCGTCGGAACGCCGTAGAAGACGGTGACGTTGTCAGGGGCTTCGCTCCGCAGTCGCTCCCCAATTTCGTTCTGCGCAGCGACGACCGCGTTTTCGATCTCGTCCGGGAGCGGCGTCAGATCGATTACGCAGCGTTGAACATCGATGTCCACGGACAAGCGAATCGTCGCGCGGAACAGCACGTCGGGGTTGGAGTAGACCAGCACCGTGGCGGTGATGAACTCGGGAATCTCCGAGCGGCCGGTCACCGCGGCATGCACGCCACGTCCCAGGGATTCGTCTCCATGGTTGAGCTTCGTGCCCCCTTCTTCCCGTTTCGTGAAATCGATCTGCCGGAAGATGGAAATCAACGTATCGTCGACGGCCCCGGCCAGGTTGCGTTTGAGAAACAAGACCAACGCCCGCTGATCGAAGGTCTTGGGAAGCTTTCGGATCGCTTCGAACTGGTCCGAGTAACGCAGCTGCATACCGACCACCTCCAGCCGGTCGGCGTTATCGAACATGGCAACGATGCGATCCGAGTTGTGCCACACGGAGGCGGCGGCGCCTCCAAACGTCTCCACGGCTTCAAACAGGGACTGGAAAGTCTCCACGTTGCCCTCGAGCAGCGGGGCCGGAACGATCGTTTCCTTGAGAGTACCGGCGTGGGCCACGTATGCTTTGCGCGGATCGAATGCGTTGCGGAACACCTTGGGTTCTATGGACTTGACTGCCAGGCCACTGATGGCCTCCACAAATTCCTTGAGCATTGGTCAATCTCCTTGATCTGTTGCGTGGCGGAAAAAATGTGGGCAGTTTACGGAATCGTCGGGTCATGCCCAGGACCCTTCGCACGGTGTGCGAGGTACGCGGCTCACTCGATCGTTTGTTGGTGGATGTTGTCGTCCGACAGGTCGTTGAACACGAGCCGTCCTCCTTTACGGAACCCGAAGCTGTAGGACTTCGAACGTCGCTTGGGGACGGTGCTGGTGACGTGGAACTTCCCGGACAGTGAGTCGAGCTGGCCTTGCTCGTCGCAGACCGGTTCGATCTGCAGTTCCAGCGACACCTTGCGGGTCTTGTTGTCCGCCGGGCGGTCCTCGCAATCGAGAGCCACCCGCTTCAGCTCGGACATGAAGGCCTCATTGATGCGGCCCCCATCCAGCTGCTCCATCAAACTCGCCAGGTTCAGTTCGTGCACGGTCATCGATCGGTCTCCTTGGTGATCAGTTCGTACATCGTGACTCCAGTCGCGTGGTCCCGGGCGACGAGCGCGACGTTGTATCCGGCCGCTCTCAAATCAGAGATTCTTCCCGTATATTTCAGCGAGATTTGAGCCAGTTCCTTGTTGGTGGCGGGGCCTCGCTGCAGGCGCTCGAGGATGGCGAGGTTCTGCCCCGCCAGCCGCGGCTTCTCCGCCTTCACCAGGTGCGTGTCGCACGGGGCGATGCGGGGCGGCTGATCGAAGAGTGTCAGTTGCTCGGGCATGTTCAGTCCTCGCAAAACAGGCCGGCGTGACAGGCCGCCGGCGTCAACGTCATCGATGGAGCGTTCTGGCTTGACTCCCAGTTTGCCTTCCGCCCTGTCGCGGCTTACGTTGGTCGGGAATCGCTCAACCCCAGCGTGGCACACCCATCAGCACTCGCTCCATCTCGCCGGCCCGGAACGAATCCATGTCGGCCGACTATTCACAGGTAGGGTATTCACCTCCAAGTTGCGGGGGCCACTCCGCAATTCACTGAGCCCGTGACGTCGTCACTGGCCAAATACTCCTCGATACTCCGTTCTCGCCGCTGATTGTTGTGTGCTCGACACTCGATCATCCCGTTGGCCACGGTGAGATCCGCCCCAGCACACCGCGGAACGACGTGACCGCCTTCCACTTCATCGCAGCACGGTCCTTTGCCGCGATGCCGCCAGAAACAACCGTAGCCGTGGGCCGCGGCAATCTCCGCCTTCGTGCGCGCTGTTGCCTGCTTCCGCCAGGTCACGCACATCTCGATCACGTCCGACGTGGCCCACGGGAAGAACACGTCGTCGAACAACCGCGTGTATTCCTCACGGACCTGCCTCGCGCGAGCCATCCGCGCGTGGTCGCTGATCGGATCGCCCTTCGGTTTCAGGCTGTTGATGGCGACCAGTAGCTTCAGCTCGTCGAATCGCATGGTGGTTGATCCACGGAGGTTTTCGTCGCTCGAACTTCAGTAACCCGCCACACCGATGGCACCGGTTGGGTGCCTGGCCGGCGGTGAAGAACTTCAAAGTGCAGCGGGTGCACATGGCGTAACGCCAGCCAGTCGGACCGTTGCCAGCTCCCAAAATCGCTCTCCTATCTCGATCCCAGTGAATCGCCGATGTAGCTCGAGGGCCGCGTGCCCGGTGCTCGCACTTCCGCAGAACGGATCGACGACCAGGTCCCCCGGCTCCGACGCGCACGCTACGATCGCCCGCGTGATGGCCAAGGGGATCTGCGTCGGGAAGTCCGGGATCCGCTCGGCGGCGTTGTCCACCAGGCGGGGAATCGTCCACACATCGTCCCAGAGCTTGCCGTCCGGATCCGCGCGCTGATCGTTGTATTTGGCCTGGCGGTCCGACGGGCGCCGGATGTATCGGGACTCGGCATTGAACACGAATCGCTTCGGGTCGACCACGTAGTAGAAAATGTGCCGCGAACAGCGGTTGAAGTTGTTCACGCAGTTGATGCCGAAGGTCTCGTACCACTTGATCCAGGCACGGCGGTGGAGCCCGGCTTCATTGAGCATGAGCGCGAAGTGTTCCGCCCACTCGTCGTTGATGATCACCCACAGGCTGCCGTCATCGGACAGGGCGCCAGCACACAGGTTGATCCACTGTTTGCACCAGCGGAGGTACTCGTCCTCGTCTAAGTCGTCTTCGATGCCGTCGTCGCCGTAGTCCAGCCCGATGTTGTAGGGGGGATCGGCCACGATGAGACGCGCGCCATGGATCTGCGGCAGTTCCTTCAGGCAGTCGCCCAGGGCGATGTGCCACTTGGGCTTCTCGATCTTGTCAGCGACCTCGGCCGCCTTCTTCCGCAAGGCGGTTTTCTTTTCCTCACGCTTGACGGCGCGGAATGCCGGGTCCACCTTCCCGGTCTTGTTCATCTGCTCTATGGCTTGAACGTTTCCCGAGTCGACGACGGCCTTGGCCTTCTCGTAGCTCCGTGGCTTCATGCCCACGGTCGAGGCGACCTGGTCACGTGTGCGATTGGTCTCGTCCCGCTTAGCCTTGGGGCAATTTGCCCCTTGCTTCGATTCACCGCGCCGTGTCTCTCCAGACTTCATCCCACCTTTTGCCGCGGCCTTCTTCTTCGCCTCCTTGTTCATGGCGGCGATAGCGCCCTCGATCCGTTGGCCCATCCTGACCGCCTCTTCCGGTGTGAAGTCTTTGCGACAGGTGTTCTCGTCATTTTCTGCCTGGGCATGCTTCAGTAATGTGTCGACCGAGACGGCCGTGAAGGTATCGATCTGTTCCCACCCGAGCTGCTTGCATGCCTCGAGTCGGCGGCGCCCGGCGATTAGCTTCATGCCGGAGTCGATAACGACCGGCTGGAGCAGGCCGACCTCGCGGATGCTCGCGGCCAGTGCGTTGATGTCGCCGAGGTCTTTCCGAACTCGCTCGCCGCAGTCGATTTTGTCAATTTCGACGATGTCACGAATGATCGGCATGGCCACGCTCCTTCATCCACCACCCATGCACCGCCGCGGTGGCCGCGAAGGCGCCCACGATCGACGCACCCACTACTAACCCGAGAATGAACGCCCACTCCATCGTTCTGCTCCTTATGCCGCGTCTTGGTCGCGTGTGTCGCGTTCCATCAGCTCGCCACGCAGCACAGTCACTTCCCGGGGAGCCTCGACCCCCACAGATACGCGGCCAGGTGCCGCGGCCAGAATGAACACCTTCGCGTCACCGATCTGAATCCACTCGCGTTCCCGACGTCCGAGTACCAACATGGCTTCACTCCTTTGAAAACGAATCATCCGTTGCTATTCGCGTGGCTCTCGATCCACGCGATCAGTTCGCTCGTGCGGTAGTACATCCGCTTGCCATTGCCGAGCCTGATCGGAGTGACCAGGCCGCTTTGGCGGGCCTCGATCAGCAAGTTGCGGCCGAGTCCCAGCCGTCGCATGCAACCCTCTTTGGTGAGAATGCCGCCCGGGTAAACGTCGCCGAGGACGCGGGTGGTTTTGCGAATTGCATTCTCTTGCTTCGCCATGCCGCACCTCTCACAGATCCGCGAATGGGTCGTTGGCCTTCAGCTCTCGCATCTTGCCAAGCCCAAGAATCTTCCCCTCGCGAATGCAGGTCTCCTCAAACAAGGCCCCGTCCTTCTCGCCGCGCACTGCCCGGCGGCGGAGGAACGTCTGGTAGTGGTTCATGCAAAGACCGCGGCGGGTTGCCGGGTCATCACACAACAGGCACTTGCAGGACCGTACCCGCTCGGTGACTTGGTTCGCGATCGATCGCTTGAACGTGGTACTCATTGACATCCACCTCGAGATTTGGGCGTAAGACACTGGACGTGCCTCCAATGGAGTGCTCCTGCATTCCGTTTCACGTCCAGTGCAGGATTCCGTGAGCGGCTGCGTCGTGCTCGCATCCGAGGACCGCCGCTTAGTACATCGGCAGATTCTACTGTCGTATGTCGTCAAGTCAACAGTGAAGTTGCAGTGAAATGGTAAAGTAGCAGTAAAGATTAGCCGCAACATATTAGTAGCAAAGGAGTTGTTGCAAAGAGAAAAAATTCAGGTAACGTTTCGGTATGACAACGAAACAGGATCACGAAACAGAATCCGCAAAGAATGCGTGCCTAGCTTGCGGTCGGCACGACAAGCGATTGATTCGTGGGCTCTGTCCAGCGCATCACGCCCAATACCTTCGGGAGGTGGCAAAGGCTGTAAGCGAGGGCAAGGACGCGACGATTATCGATGCCCACTTGATTGGGCGTGGATTACTGGCGCCTAGCAAACAAGGTAGGCGTTTGAAGTCTGGCGAGAATGTGTTCCAGAATGCCCTCGCGGAACTTTTTGGCGAAGGAAAGACCATTGATCATGTCGAGCTAGCCGAGCACATGGCCGAGCAGGCCGCCGACGAGCAGGCTGCCGAGAAGCCGCCCAGGAAGGGCAGGGCTGGCGCGAAGAAAAAGAAGACTTGAACACACCAATATTCCTGGAGTGACCAATGACGACCAAGATCCCAGCCAAGGTGATGGATCGGTTCAACGCTAACATCGCGCAGTTTCAGAAGGTACTCCAAAACGCATACGATCGCGACGTCAACGAATCCGATACCGTGACAATCGTCAAGGACATGCTGGCGAGCGTCATGGGATTCGATAAGTACGAGGAAGTCACCAGCGAATACTCGATTCGCGGCACCTACTGCGACCTGGCCACGAAACTTGATGGCTCAGTGCGATACCTGATTGAGGTTAAGGCGATCGGACTGGCCCTGAAAGAAAATCACCTCCGGCAAGTCGTTTCCTACGGTTCATCCCAAGGCGTCCCTTGGGTGGTGCTGACCAACGGGATCACCTGGGAGGTCTACCGGATCAAGTTCGAACAGCCGGTGTCGCATGAATTCGTGTTCGGGCTGAATTTCCTGGAGCTGAACACCCGCAAGTGCGAGGACATGGAGAAACTGTTTCTGCTGTGCCGCGAGGGCGTGCAGAAATCAGCGATCGATGATTTCCACGCGTTCACCCAGATCGTCAATCGGTTCACGATCGCGGCGATCGTCACGTCGGATCCGGTACTCACAGTCATCCGTCGTGAGCTGCAGCGGCTCGAGCCCAACTCACGCGTGACCACAGAGGACATCAGTGCCATCCTGCCCGATGTGCTCAAGCGTGACGTGACCGAAGGCGACGAGGCCGTCGCCGCCCAGAAGCGGGTTTCAAAGGCCACCAAGATCCAGCTGAGAAAACGATCCGAGAAGTCGGCTGATTGCTCGGAAGGAGCGGAGTCCGATGACGAAATGCCCGACGCGACGGGGGAAGTCGACACTGAGCTGCTGCCGGGCGAAGAAAATTGAACCGTTGAGTGATTTCGGACAGTTGACAGAGTACTGTACACTCGTATACTAACCACCGCAGCACCGAAGTATCACCGTGATATGGCACCCGGCTTGCCGGCCCCGTTAGCGCCGGCCGCTCATCAATTCCCCAGGTGAGTGTCATGCGTTCGGATCCGTTGCGGGCAGGGCGAGGAGACCTGCTCGAGTTTGAGTACCCCGAACGGAATCAGATCGGCGTTCGCGTTGTCTGGCGGCGCCGCACCATCTTGGTCGAGTCCGTCCACGACATGGCGGTCACCGCGATCGATCCCCGCGCCGTGCAGCTGCGGCCGTTGATCCGCCGCGGCCGGCACCTGGTTATCGGCTACGACCTCGAAGCCGGCCAGATGCGACGGTTCTACCGCGAGGCCATGCGGCACGTGCGCAAGACGACCTGGCTGCAGCTGGCGTTGTTCGATCCTTGCGAGGAAGCACCGCGACTCCGCCGACCGCATGGACCGTTTGCCCCGACCAAGAAGGATCGCTTGTTCCTGACCGACGTGATCCGCCACTACAACCGCATCACGGCCAGGCGTGGTGACATCTGGCTGAACCTCGGTGTGTTTCCTTGGGAGCCTGGCGATGAGCATTCGCGTCCTCCTGCGGCGTAAACCGGACCGCGACAACTACCAGATGTACTACGTCGATCAGCTTACCGGAGACGACGTGACCAAGTCGTCCGGCACGAGCGACGTCCGGAAGGCTGAGCGTGAGGCTGCGAAGTGGGAGGCCGAGCTCGAGGAGTACGGGGCAGTCAGCCAGGCGATGTCGTGGGAACAGTTCCGTGTGTACTACGAGGACACGCACCTGGCCACGAAGTCACCCAAGACCAGGAGCGTGGTGAACACCTCGCTCAACTGGTTCGAGAAGTCGATCGGCAAACCGAAACGCGTGGACATGATCGACTCAATGGTGATCGCGCGCGTGGTCACCGACTGGCGGCGGCGGAAGATCAAAGAGACGACGATCGCCGCCTACCTGCGAAGCCTGCGGGCCGTTCTGAACTGGGCTCACAAGATGCGGCTGATCCGGGAGCGGCCGGTGTTCGCGATGCCGGGAGGATCGTCACGGTTCATGCGCGGCCGCCCGATCAACACCAAGGAGTTCCGGCAATTGCTCCGCGCGTGCCGCCTGGAACGACCAGCCAACTGGCGGCAGTGGGTCCGGTTCTTCCGCGGCTTGTGGCTATCCGGCCTGCGGCTCGAAGAAGCGGTCAAGCTGTCGTGGACCGACCCGCCGCTACGTATCGACCTGGACGGCGGAAGGTACCCCCGGCTGGTGATTCACCACTACGGCCAGAAGTCACGCCGCGACGAGATCTCGCCGCTCGCTCCGGACTTCGCCACCTGGTTGCGCAGGACGCCGCCAGACGAGCGCACCGGCTTGGTATTGCCATTGATGTCGGCGTACCGGAAGAACTGCAGGCTGAAGAATTCCGCGAAGATCGGATCGTACCTGTGCGCGATCGGTGAGCGGTCCGGAATCGTCGTCAACGACGACGGGAAGTTCGTGAGCGCCCACGATCTGCGGCGATCGTTCGGGACCAGGTGGGCCGCGAAGGTGAAACCTCTCACGCTCAAGCGGCTGATGCGGCACGCGTCGATCGACACGACGCTGCGATACTATGTGGACCAAGACGCCGACGACGTGGCAGAGGAACTGTGGCTCAAAGACCTGGAGTACAAGGGCAGAAGTGACTAGTTTTCGTCACCGCCAGAACGGCGTTTGTACCCCGCTTTGTACACTTTTCGTCAAAAGCCCCGCAATACACCCAACCATTAAAGCCTGTTTTCGATGGCACAATCACGGTTATGCAACCCTTAGCATGGCGTTCTAAGTTTTCGAATCAGGCTGCTAACCATTCGCTTACCCTCCGTAAGCTGTTTTCGATTAATGCTTTACGGCTTTTGTTCCTCTCTCGTTTCGGCCCAATGTACCCCATTTTGTACCCCAGCATGACCGCAAGCTAACCGTGCATCCATTATATACTGGCCCGCTGACGGCAACTCAAGTGGCGCGGAGGTGATATATTGGCGGCACCGCAGTTGCAACACCGGCCCCGGGGAGGTCAACCCGGCTGGCGCGAGCCAGATGACGGCGGCCGTCGATCCGGGCCGGGCGGCCTTTCGCACCAGTGGAGGCAATCAATGAAACTGAATGTGTTTGTCGTTTGCACGGTGCTTTCTGTATCCGTCGCTTCCAATGCTGGAGAACCGAGAACATGGACGTCGAAGGATGGTCAGTTCACGCTCGAAGCCGAACTAATCGGTTTTGGAGCCAAAGGCGTTAAGCTCAAGAAGAAGGATGGCAGCATCGTCAATGTCCTACCAAATGACCTGTCTGAGCAGGATAGAAAGTTCGCCAGAACTGAGTTCAAGAAAAACAGAGACCGACCGTCTTTCGGGTTCACGCACGTGAACTTGAACAAGTTCAAGACGGCTGTCAAGGACAAGGACTTAACGCTTCCGTCCAGCCGCATCGGGGTCGTTGTCGTGGAAGTGATCGAGAACTCGCCAGCGTCGATCGCTGGTCTTCAGACGGCCGACATTATCACACACATAAATGACCAACCTGTTACCGACGTTGATCGCTTCACAGACATCGCGATAACGCTCGAGGTCGGGCAAAATTGCGAGATCAAATATTGCAGGCCAAAAGAAGACGGAAAGAAGGTCACATGGCCATCTTCGACATGCACGGTAACGCTTGGAGCTGCTTCAGAACTGGAGAAGTCCATCGAGGATCGCAAGTTGGCAGAAGCCAAGAAGTGCCCGCTCGAAATCACGTCTGGAAATATCGTGGACAATATCATCGGAGTTCCGGATCTCGCCATCGAGCTGACGAACGTCTCGTCTTATGACGTTGTGGCGTATGTTGTTGAGGCCGAATGCTTCAATTCATTCGACGATCCAGTTAGGCGCCCAGGATCTAACAACATATTCCGAGGCATTGGCCAATCAACGATCGAGCGCCGCACATCTGATGCAGCCAAATGGCAGTTGAGCCTTCAGGATACCACGACGAGGGCAGTCGTCCGCGTCGTGCGAGTCAAACTCGCCAACGGCGATGAGTGGAACGAAGATCCGGACAATAAGGTGAGCGTGACAGTTCGAGCGGAGAAGTGAAGACGATCATCGACGAACGACTGCGGTAGTGCCTGTCAGCCAGTAGCTCGGCATCCCGTTCGCGATCTCTCCACAGCCAGCGTGATCATTCGCCTTGCCGCATTTTCGCTGATCGACTGTTCTCGCTTTTGCACGCTCGCGACGACAATCCCGACCAACTCGTCCAGGTGCTTGAGACATCCGTCCGGCCCGAGCTTGTTCATCTTGGCGACGTAACTGCAGCAACCGCACCCCAGCATCTTTCGCAGCTCAGTGCCTGGACCGGGCGGAGGTGATGGACGGCGGGTAGATATCGGCTTGTTCTTCTGCCCCGGCCCGCGCCCTTCCTCCCAGGCGATCCAGTACCGCTGGTTTGTCTGGCAGAGACGTACCCAGGCGGCTGTCTTGTTCACCTGGTGCCGCTCACACCAGCCCGGCCCGGTGCACTGGCAGTCATTTACGTGGGACATACGCCGTCCACTACGGTAATATAGAAATGGCCCTTGCAGAAGTTCTCGGTGATGGATGGATTGACGTTGCAGTCCTGCGGCGTTGATCCGTCCGGGCAGGGAGTAGTTTCTCCGATATCATCGCCATCGCAGCACCGTAGCAAGCAGCTATCACCCCAGGTATCCACGTCGTATTCGAGGTAGAACGGATCGCAGGTACTGTTGGCGTTTGGCCCCCAAGTCTTGATCACCGTGCCGCCGTTTACCAATGACAGTCTGTAGCTCGAGGCCGGCTCGCTGCCTGCATCACCTCCTGGGATACGCTCAATCTGAAACTGCCCGGTAATGTGGTTACACGTCCACGTATCACTGATCCAGCGGCAGGGTGTCGCTCCAATCGCCAGGTTCACCACGTCGCCATCGATGTTGGCACACCCACCGTACTCGGGATCGTCGTGGAACTCCAAGCACATATCCAGCGGCGAGCAGTACCCATCGCACGAGCAGTCGCACGTTGGGCACTCGGTGTCGTGGTCGTAGTGCTCGATCTGGTACGCATCGTCAAAGATGGCAATGTCTGTTTCCGACTCATTCGACAGTGCGAAGTAGAGTTTGTCGTTGTAGTTTTCGTCGTGACATACCCGCACGGGATAAATGAACGACGACACCGCTGCCCGGACGTGATTCAGCCCGACACACAGTTCCATCGTGAATGACGTTGCATTGAGCGTGCCACTGACGCCGGTCGTCCCCGCACTGCTTTCGACTGGCCCCGACGCGTCTACCAGTGTCAGCACGGCTGAGTTGGAGGCACCCACCACAAGGTCTGCGGCGATCCACGATCCTTCTGTGCAGGCGTCATCGTAGAATGCGGTGATGCGATAGTGGGCACCCTCGGTCGGTGCCAAAATCTTCACCCGCATGATTCCAGTGCGAGGTATATCGTTGTCAGGTGATTTGAGCCAGACTACATACCCGGCATCATTGGCCCGCAAAACCATATTGCCGCTGGACGTGGGATACTCCACGATTTCCCAGTCGCCGTCGCATTCGTCCCAGTCGGCACCCAGATCGGTGGAGGCAGTCCGCTCGAAGTCGTCCGATGCTTCCCAACAACCTTGTACGCAACACTTTCTAATAATGAACATCACCGCACAAAGCAGCGTGCCAGTTCCTGGTGGCTTGTAGAGGATTCTCAGCGGCCCAGTATAGGAAGAACGTAGAATAACCTCGCCAGCCTCGGATTCTGCGTATTCGTGACTACCACTGGACACATTCACCCATGCTACACCCGCACCGCTCATCTGTGCGCGGTCGATGGATCCGTCTGGAATATCCTGCAAGGCAATAGCGAACGGCCGCGTACCGTCCGGCGTGTCCCCGTCGAACCACAGCGATGTGCGAACAACGTCCGTCAGTAGAAAGTCGCTTACCTCTAGCACCTCACCCAGCCGAAGGTGACCGCCGGATGAGTTTTTCAGCTTGACGATATCCGTAGGGACGGGTTGATTGAAAGACGTGCCTGCGGTTCCCAGTTGTCTTGTCTGGCTGTAGTTGTTGGCGGCATCAATGATCGCGTTCCACAAACTTGCGGAACGTGGTAGCGGATCACCCGATGAGACTTTGTCAGCCATAACATCAACAACATTCGCCGGCGAGCATCACGGGGCAGAGTGACTCCCCTGTCCCTGGCTTGTAGAGAATTTGAATAGGGCCTGTATCCGCCGATTGTAAAATCAGGCTCCCGCTCGTTACCTCTGCATATTGATGGGCGGCGCTGGTTACGTTCACCCAGGCGACACATACGCCACAGACTTGGGCACGGTCGATAACATCTTCGGGAATATCTTGTAGCGCGATTGCAAACGGACGAGTTGTATCCGGTGTGTCCCCGTCAAACCAGAGAGCCGTTCGGACGACATTAGTCAATAAGAACCCGGATATCTCCAGCACTTCGCCCAGCCGGACATGACCGCCCGATGAGTTCTTAATCTTGACGATGTCGGTCGGATTTGGAAGGGAACCTATGGGATCAGGCTGGCCGAGTTGCCGCTGGGCGTACTCGTTCGCCACGTCGATGATGTTGTTCCAAAGGCTCGCCGACCGTGGGATCGGCTGGCCAGCAGCCACTTTGTCAGCCATCGTTATCCGAACCCCAGTCCCAAGGCAAGATCCACAGTCTCATACACGCGCTCGATGTAGACAAACTCCGGTTGTTTTACAGGCAGGGCTGTTGAGCTTGGTGTGTCGACGGCGTCCTTGTATTTGATCCAGGCCAGTTCGTGCCCATCCTTTTCGATCCCAGTCACCGCTCCGATAACTAAGCCAGTCGCATTGGACGACATGGCAAATTGATAGGTAACTTCCGTTTCCGCATCTGTTCCCTCTGATCCAGATGCCCCCAGGAAAAGCACCTCGCCGGCTGGAAATCCGAAGAACGGCGTACTGTTCACCATGCCTGTAATGCTCGCCAGGTACTTGATGCGAGCCACGGTGATGATTGCTGCAGGATGGGTAAAGTGCACGCTCATCTTGAGGGCAGGGATTACGATGTCCGTGCCGGCAACATCATCCATGTTCACGGCAATCAGCTGCTTGTAGTCGGGTGCTGTACCGGCCGGGTACTTTGCAACAGTTTCTTTGCTGGCGGAAATATGGATGGTACCGCCCGTCGTATCGAACGTGATGCGGTAGCTGCCGGACGTCGACTGTGCCGAGGCGTAAGGTACAGTGATCTTCCAGACGGCGTACCCTACCGGATCGACCGAAACATCTTGTCGATACAACGTCCCGTTGATCGTTGCCACGATAGACGGTGTGGCGGCGATGGCATACGCCTGCACGTAGCTTTCATCCGTCGATCCCGACGCCGTATAGATCGCCGTAAACGTCGGTGGCGACGTCGTCAGCTTGCGGGAGTCACGCGATTCGGTAAATCGGAACATGGTTATGCGATCGTGAGCAAAGCGGAGAGTTTTTCCAGTGCCGTCTTCGACTGGACGGCTTCTTTGAGCTGCTTTTCTGCCAGTTTCTTTTGGTCCTCATTCACCTGCACCAGGCGATTCATCGGGCCACCACCCTGACCCATGGCCGCCAGGGCAGAAGATGAGAAGGTGGCGGCAGATCCCATAGATCCTCCCGCCCCAGTGTCCGGCTTAACGATGACAGGTTTCTTTTTACGATCCTCGCTTTCGCGGGCCGCGATCACCACGGCGGCCTTGGTGTGGGCATCGGCGATCAGTTTGCCGAGTTCATCTCGAGCGGCTGTCACTCCCTCCGTGGAACCAGCTCCGCGAGCTGCGGCCCGAGCCGCCAGCCCGGCTCCCCGCTCCGCATCACGGCCAGCCTTGGCATCCTGGAGTTCTTTCTGCTGCCGGGCGGTATCCTCAGCGATGATCCGCACCGCTCCGCCGATATCCGTCGTCTCACTCAGGAGCCCCACCGCGGACAACGCCTTCTCGATCCAGCCCCACACAACGAGTAGTTTTTCGGCCAGCCAACCTACGAGACTGGCCCACTTGCTGCGGATGCCGACAATGACTCCGTCGAAGATGGAAACCATCCCCGTCCACACCTCGTCCCACACGCCGAGCATGCTATTCCAGGAATTGAACAAGGCCAGCTTGGCTTCTTCCCAGGCCACCAGCACGCCGGCCCAGGCGATGGCTGCGGCTAACTTCCAGTCTCCGGCCGTGAAAGCATCCGAGATCCCGCCGATGATTTCCTGCACGAATCCAAACAGGCTGGCGAACTCGCCTTGCAGGAACGATGTGAGTTCCTGCCCCGTCTCGGTGAATGTCAGGAAGGCCGCGGTGGCCCCCACGATCAAGCCTACGAGGATCCCGATGGGCGAGAGGACAATCCCCAACACCGTCGCCAGGCCGCCCAGGGCCACGCCGATGAGCGAGATGGTGGCACCTAATCCGACGAGAACGGATCCAAATCCCACGACGGCGATGGCCACCGCCGCAATCGTCACCACAAGTTGCCGGTGCTCCTGCACGAACGATATCACGACCGAGACGGCACTCGCCATTTTCTCGGCCAGCCAGGTAACCGCTGGCGCCAGGGCCGCCCCGATCTGGTTGCTGACGCCTTTGAGCGTGGCCTTCACCTTGTCCATGGCATCCCCAAGAGCGTCAGCCGCCGCCGCGTCCTCGTCGCTCATGACGACTCCCAGCCGCTGGGCCTCGTCCCGAAACTCAGCCAGGCCCTTGGAGCCCCCAGCCAGCATCGGCAGGAGCATCGTTCCCGACTTGCCGAATATCTTCATGGCTTCGGCAGCCCGCCGGGAAGGATCCGAAATGGCCATCAGCCGATCGGCGATCGCCCCCATCTGCTCGGGCTTGAATCCACCCTTCTGCATCTTGCGGATGCCAGCCTCCAGCACCTCCATGCTGGCCCCGGTCTGGCCGGCGGCATACCCCAATTCTGAGAGCGTGGATGCACTCACGCCCGTGCGAGCCGACATGTCAGCCAGCACGGAACCGGCATCGGAAAACCCTTTGACCATCGCCCCCAGCGGTGCGAGCACTGTACCGCCCAGCCCCATCATCATCCCGCCGACCTTGGCGATCCCCATCCCGAATGACTGGAGCTTCTGCGAAGCGGCGTTGAGACCTTTCACTAATGCAGACTGATCTACATAGAGCGAGACGTATGCCCGGCCGGCCTGGATATCCTGTCTACCTGCCATGTCTCACCCTATTCTTCCACTATCGACCAGCGTCCGCAGCGCGCCGGCATCGTATGGTAGCGGTGGCGGCTCAGATCCGGACGGCGTGCATTCCAGCCAGCCCGTTCGGACGAAGTCCATCACCTGCCCGGAAGAAGCCGCCGAACCGAACAACGTAGCCTGTGCGACCACTAATTGACGCAGAGCCTGTAGGCGGCCCTCGGCCATCAATTCGAGTTCTCGCCAGGTGTAGGGTCGAGGATCGCATCCAACGACGCCTGCACATTGCCATATGCGGCATTCACTGCTCGTTCGATCGTCGCCGTCATCTTCCGGTCCAACTTCGCCTGGTCGATCTCCTTGATCTTCGCCGTCACAAGTCTCAGGGCTGCTGCCTGAACTTTCGCCTGACTCTCCACCGCCAGGGCAGCGTCGGGCCGGTGGAGGGAGTGGAAAAAATCGCGCCACTCATCGAAGAAGGCGGCCTGAGCCACCAGGAGACACTCGGCCGTCATGGCCTGCCCGAACGCCGTGGCATCGGTATCCGAGCGTCCCGCCTGGACTTCCACCAGCAACCACAGCAGCTCCCAGAACTGGACCAGGTCCGTAGCCAGGACCACTTGCAGCGGCTGCCCTGCCACGTCGTGGGTCGGATCCAGCAGATCGTAGCGGCCGTCGCTGGCCGACCGGACCCGGAACACGTTGCCGATGTTCAGGTCGATCTGCCAACTGCGGCCGTCCCGATCTAGAAACGATTTCATGGGGTCGAATCCTGCATGATTACCAACTTGAGAGTGGCCGCCGCGGCCGTGTTGCTGTGGCTCGCAATTACATCGGTGATCGGATCGCCGGTGAACTTTGCCTGGGCGGCCGTGCCCGTCCACACCTGGGGCGTGTTGGCAACGAGATCAATCGTTTCCACCGTGGCTGGTGCGGAACTCTGGAAATCTAGGTTTCCGACACTCGTGGCCGTGGTGTCGGTGTACTCCAGGCTGCAGGCGAACATTTCCAGTTCGTCGCCATCGATCGCCGCGTTGATGTTCGTTTGCGGGCAGATCACGACTGTGGCATTGGCCGTCGCCGGGAAATCTGTCCCTGCTCCACCTTCCAGTGCAATCGCATTGACGGTCACGGTGACGGCTACCCCCAGACGCTCGCCGCCAGTCCAGTAGACGTCGTACGTTCCAGTTGTCTGGCCGTGCCCGGCCGTCAGAGTTCCAGCCGCTGTATCCGCGTCCGTCTTCACCCAACTCCCGACCGCATGGGCAATCGGCAGTGTGACCTCGATCCCGCTGGCACTGTCGGCTGTAATGACTGCCGACTTGGCAATGTTGACGCCGGCTGCTGATACCGTCGTCCCGTAGGTTCCACTTGGCATTGTCGCGCCTCCTTTTCGATGTTAGCTCCAGACAGGATTGCGGCCGTTGATGTCAGTCGGTGTAGCGGTGACCTTGATTCGCTGGGCATCTCGCAGGGCTTGCGATTCGTCCACGCTCACGACGAAGTCGCCATCGACTCCATAGCCCGCCGTCTTGTCCCGTGTACGGAAGGCAATGGCCGTGCCGCCCCAGGCCGCAGCGCGGACCGCGGCAATGAACGCATTCGTGTCTTGGTTGTTAATCTCGAATTCCAGACTGAACTTGGCGCCGGCAGGAGCGGTGATATCGATGTAGGTGCTGCGGTCGCTCACATCCGCTTCCATCGTTTCGATCTTGTACGACACGTCGCGAGCAATTGTCAGCTCCGTCGACGCCGTGCTGCCGGCGGTGCCCCAGTACAGCTTGCCTTCCAGACCCATGCGTTTGGCCATAGTTGTTTTTCCTTATTGCGTGATAGAGCCAGCAAAGTCGCCGGCGAAGTTATCGAGATCCCGTTCTAAAGCCGGCCCCATGAACGGTCGCTCTGGAAACGATTGACCCTTGTATGCCCCGCCAAACTCGTGAGCCTCTGCGGACACGCCGACCATTGAGGCGAGTGGACCGATGACCGCTCCATCCTTCGTCGCGCTGTACCGGATTGCCCGCCTGAGTTGACCTCGCTTTGTGTGCGGCGGATCGCCTGGTGACGATGGTTCTGCGGATCGCACGACGGACGACTGAGCATCTCGCATGATGCGAAACGCAGCTTTGGCAAAGACACGCCGAGCCGCTCGATCAGCTGCTTCACGCACCCGACGAGAGTGGTCGACGATCTTGGTGATTGCGGCACTGAACATCAAACGGTCCTCGTAGCCAGAAACGTCAACCGCACAAAACCAAAGAACTGCCGCATCTGCCGCAGGTGCTTTCGGCTCCACCCAAGTTTGATCTCCGTCTCCTGCCAGATGGACATATTGGTGTCGGTCAACCGATCGACCATGAAGAATTCCGCGATCGCTTGGACAAGGAGCTTCAACGCGTCGATCTCGTCCGGATCCACGCGGCCTGTTGTCGATTCCTGGTCCGCCGTCCCGAAGCGGTACCGCACGCCGATGTCGATCTCGCAGGAGTACTCGACCTCTCCGCGTGCCTCCAATGATGTGGCAGGTCCAGTCTGCAACGGCACCACATCGACGTGCAGCGTGTTAAGATCTTCCAGTGCCTCATCCCATTCGGCGTATGACCGGACAGCCGGCACGGGTACACCACCGAACGAGACGCCGGCCACCAGGGCGTCCTTCACCGCGTCGGCAATGTCAATGTCTACAGCGGCCATCTCACGCTACTTTCTTCGTGTGGATCACGAGGAGAAGACCGTCGCTGTCGAGCGGGTCAAACTCCCTTTTCTCTCCCAGTGGCATCACTTCGAAAGTACAGGCCACTCCGGCAATCGTCTCCGCGATCTGGTCTCCTGCCCGCGGTACGATCACGGATCCGGAAAGCACCAGGTCGGCGGCATGCACCAGGTAGTCGCGACTCACCACCGAGGTGCTGAACCCTTCGGCATCGACGACGTCGTATTGCTGCATGGTCGCCGTGGCCGTGATACTGGCGGAATTGGCACCTCGGGTGTAGGTGGCCGACACACCCGCATGGTCCTTGAGTTGTCCACCGAGCCAGGCGGCGCCATCTTGCAGGATGTTCGTCACGTCACCACCTCCGCCTGTTTCTCCAGCGTGGCACGGTACCGTCTGGCTCGCTCCACGATCCGCTCGTCGTGTTGCTGGTACTTGTCCCAGCGATGCGAGCAGTGTTGGCAGACTTTTGGAGCCTGGTCCGTCATTTTCTTCCCGACAATCGCCGGCAGCTGCTCACGCCAGACGCGGGCCAGCTCGGCGAAGTCTGTGGTGAAGACGTTTCCTAGGCTGCCCTGTCCCTGCCAGTCGTAGCAGCACAGGTGGTGATTGCCATGGTTGTCCAGGATGAACTCGACAAACGGACGGAGGCACGGCTGTTGGCGATCGGCAGGTTCGAGTTGCACCAACCGATCGTCGAGCTGAGCGTCCTCGCAGTATCTGGCGTTGATACGTTTAGCTGCCAGCCGATCAACCCCGCGTTTGCTCTGCTCGTTGTAGCCGGAGATCACGATCTGCTCAAACTGGCGGTATTGCTCGCATTCCTCGGGAATCAGCATCCCGTTCGTCCAGAGAATGAACCTGGCTTGCGGAACCTGGTCCTTGATCCTGGCCATCAGGCCGAACATGCGATCTGCCTGCAGCAACGGCTCGTTGTAGTAGATCCAGCCAATCAGGCCGTTGAATCCCAGATCCTGATACGCGCGCACAGCGCAACCCACGATCGTGTCATCATCCAGTTCGCGGGTCGTGTCGAGCCGGCCGTACCGCTCCGGGTGCAGATTCGGACACTTATGGTGCACGTGCCCCAGGTTGCACTTGCTCCCCAACTCAAACTCAAGCATCTGCACGATGGCCAATGGTTTTGCGTCGCGCTCCAACCGCCAACGTGACGCGGTCGCTTCGTCCCCATCGAGGTTGGATCCAGGATCGTGCCAGTTTGGATAGCCGCGGCTGCCCTCGTAGTGAGTCAATCGCACGCGGCTCGTGATCCAGGTGTTCGACCTACAGCCTCGCTCCCAGAGTTCACGCGAGAGCAGCCAGTCCTCCGATTCTCTTTGATGCACCCAGGCCCCGTCGCTGCCGCGAATCGCTCGCTCCGGAAAGCGGAAGATCGTCTTGAGGGAACCATCCTCATTGGTCTCGTGCCAGATCGGATGGCGCAGGTCGGCCACCCAGCAGCCGGTGTTGTGCAGCAGCGGGCGATCAGGATAGCCGGCCATGACGTTGTTGAACGTCGGTGGTAAGTCTCTCAAGAGCTCCCGCACAGTGAATCGCCGGTAAGCACCACGCCATGGGTTGGCTGGATCCCCGACGCCGCTACTCGTTGTCCCCGACTCATCCTTGAGCCGGTTGTGGGCTGACACAAGAACTGCCTGGCGGTTGTCCATTTCATCGAGCAGGATATCCAGCCAATATTGTTCCGGATCCGGGCTGGTGTCGCCGTGGAGCATTGCGAAGTGACTGACTTTGCCATTTTCGTAGAGGTTGATCGCGTCAAGCCAGCAGAGATTGAAGTCCTCAGCTCCAGAGAAGCCGATGCCTCCATTGAAGGGATGCACAATGTGTCTGGCTGTCGAGTTGATCACGCCGGTTGTGGTTCCCCAACAAAAGTGCTTCCCTGGAATCGCGAGGTAAACGTGATAGGTGTTCATGCATGGTTCCCAAAAGCCGGCCGGCGGGGAGGCTCTTTTGGGTAGCACTCCCCAACCGGCCAACCAAGCAAAAGCCGGTTGACGCGCAAATTCAAGCCAGGTCGATAGCCGCGGTTGTCCCGACCCAGGAGTTGTATCCTTCGGAGATAAACGTATCGATGGTGTTGACTGCCGCCACGACCGCGTTATTGGCGCCAGCACCATTGATCTGTTTGCCGACCGGAGGATAGATCTTCAGCGTCTTGTCGGTGTTCTGGTTGACCACGACACACTTCATGCCTGGCACACAGCTGGGCAGGATGACGCCCTTCGAGTTGTCGGCATTCGCCACAACCGTCGTGCCGTATTCCAGTTGTGTGGCGGTCGCGATGTTACCACCGGCCGCGTCAGCCAGATGCGTTTCGACGAGATCCGCCGGCTGCTTGTTGAGTCGCGTCCGGACATAGCTCGCCGTATTGGCCGCGGCCGCCACGGCGATGCCGGCAAATGTGCCCACGGCGTTGGTCGCGGCGCCACTGGCGGCGGTGCCAGTGACTGGGGTTCCGCCTCCGTCCCAGAACACCGGTTTCCCGACCGTGAAGACGTCGCTGGATTTCGGCAGGTCAAAGACCCCTTCAACGTCCAGCGTCCCAGCCGTATTGGCTGCGATGTCTCCCGAACAAACACCAATCAGACCGGGGGCGAATTCAACCACATCGCCGGCGGTCTTAGCACTCGTCGGCGTGTAGTCAACGACATCTCCGACAGCTCGCTTGATGGCTGCAGTTTGCGCCATGGCTTATTCCTTTCAGTTTGGGTCAATCTCTCGTCTTTTGGGTCCCCGCTTGTTCTGCGGGCTCGATTTCTTTGTCAGGTGATCCGGGTGCTGTCGCATCGTCTCGAACGCATCCTGTCGCTCGGGTTCCTCGAGCTCCGGCACGCGGGGTGATTCCTCCCCAGCCAGGATCGCCACCGGAGTCGGCGGCAGCTCGATAGCCCAATGACGGGCGATCAGCTCGAGGCCCACCTCATCGGTGACCTCATGCACTTCGTCCTGCAGGAACCTGGGGGTCCCTGCACCGAGATTCAACAGCACTTTGATTCGCATCACGGATCACCTTGGTTTATCAGGCCGCGGCGGCCAGCAGCTTAGGCCTCGCCCTTGCTCTTGATTCCGCAAAGGTACTCGGCCTGGTCGCAGCCGAAGTCGTGGTAACCGCGGAATTGGATACCGAGCGTATTGAAGTCGGCGTCCGAGCTCTCGACGGTCGGCGTCTGCTGCCCGTTCAGGAAGCTGACCACCATTGCCGGCAGGATCCGCGGACTGCGGAGCAGATACCAGATCTTGGCACCGTAGCCGGTGAACGCACTGTCGCTGAGCCAAGCACTCTTGACCGGTCGATACAGCCCGGCGAAGACGTTGGCATTTGGGACGGATACGGAGGTGGCGGCGCCTCCGGTGTTGACGTTACTGGACTGGTAGATCTGCTGGGCGATCCAGAACAGTTCTGGCGGTACCAGCAGGATTTCCGGGCGCCCACCGAGTCGAACAGCCTCGCCGGCGACAGCGGTTGGCTTCAGCTTGTCGAAGGCCGCAATGCCTTCCTGCAAGCCCACACCGTCCAGGCCGAGGTTCGCCGTCGAGGTCGCGATGTAGTTGACTCGCGCGGCGGTGAAGAACGCCGAGTTGTTCATGAACGCCGCCCAGAAGATGTTGTTGAACTTCGTGGCAGCACCGGCACCGAGTCGCGTCCGCAGATCGTCGAAGGCACCCATGTCGTCATTGATGATGTCCTGACGATCCAGGCCCAACATCTTGGCATAGGTCTTCGCCTGTCGCGTGTAGGACTCCTCGCCCAGCGTCCCATGCTTGATCTCGCCGCCCTTGGGGAGTGCCTCGTACTCGAGGGCGTCCGTAAGCCGATAGCTGGTCATCGACTTGAAGTCGGGAACGGACTTGACCTGGGAAATCTCCCGCCAGGTCTGGTCCGATTCCTCGTACCCGGCCAGCAATTCCTTGCTCGCCACGTTCGCCAGGATCCCCGGCAGGCTGATCGTGGAACCCGAGGCCTGCATGTGACGAGTGGCCCGTTCCGGGAACGCATATTCCAACACACTCCGCAGATTGCCGATGGTGATCGACTCGCCACGCCCAGCCTGGTAGCCATTCTGAATGGCGGCCATCATCAACATTTGTTTGATGCCATAGTGTCGCATGCCGGCTTTGTCCACAGCGTCGAGTACCTGCTCCGGATAGTGCTTCTCGACGTTGGGCAGACTGGCGGCCAGGCACAGAGCGGCCTCAAACACACGGGCGTCAGGGGCGGGCTTGCTGCGCGTCACGAAAACCCCAGCCTGTGTCCGAGTGTCCCGCATCATTTCCAACTCGAAGCGGTCTGGAGTCTCGCCACTGTCAACAGCCGCCTGGGCTCGCTCCTCGATGTGATCGATGAGCTGCGGAAACTGCTTCATAAACGACGTTGAGACGGTGCTTATCTGCTTCCGGCGTTCCGCCTCCAATCGGTGGGCATTGGCGAGATTGGAAATGTCTCCATCCCCCACCGTGACTTTCGGGGCGGGCTTCTGCTGGGCACTGAACTGGGCCTGCAGAATCCCCTTCTGCTTGTCGGTGATCGTTTCCGGGTCGAACTCGTTGGCGATCAGCCATTTCGAGAATTCATCCATCTGAGGTTCTCCTGCGGCTGATGCCGCGATTGCGACGGAATTGCCTTCGTCTGCTCCGTTGCTGACGAAAGCCAGACCGATCAGTTGACTCTTGCGAGCGATATAGGCAGGCCCGGTGATGGTCTGCCCGTTTACGATCTCCACCTTGCCGGCGGCCAGCAGGCGAAGGTTGCGCAGTTCGGCCTCCAGGGAGACTTGCCATTGGAAGCCGTTGGAGGCACTCAACGCGACCTCGTCGCGATACTGTGTCGCCGCGGACAGCACGCCGGATACGGCGAGCGTTTTCTTGTCATTGACGACATCGGTCGCGTGTCCAACGCGATGCTTCTTGTCGTGGTCCAGGTTGGCGACCACGTTCCGGACTGTGGACATTCCGGAGAGATCGATCACGATGGGCGCGTCCAATGGAGGCTGCACCGTGTAGGACGGAACCTTGCCTCCGCTGTAGGCGGTAGCGGCAAATGTTGGAGCCTGCGGCTGTCCGTCGTCGCCTTTCGAGGCTGTCACGGTCAACTCGCCACCCAGGATCTGCACGCCCTTGAAGTACGCTTTCACACAATGGACTCTCATGCCACGGGCTCCTCGATTTCGGTGTCAATTTCGGCCGCGTCTTGGGGTGCCGTAGGTGCTGGTGGAGGCGGCGGAGCGGCCGCGGGGTAATGTGTCTTCAGCAGGATTTCCCGCATCTCATCCACAGTGACTCCGTAGTCTTCCGCCATGGCCTGCAACTCGTCCTCGTAGTCCATACCGAGTTCCGAGTAGGCCCGTCGCAGTGACTTCATGCCATTGCGTAGAGCCATATCAGTAGCTCGGCCTTCTCCCTCACTGTCGATAACGGGATGAGCCGGCCAGTCCCATTGATGAGCCGGCGGGATGTCGCGGCGGTCGACCATAATCGTCCACTCGCGGAACCAGGCGGCAAACAGTGGATCGAGCACCAGGTCATTGCAGTCGACTCGCTCGACGTTGATCTCTGAGCGGTAGCACAGCGTATCGAGCTTTCCGGAAGCGAAGCTGTAGGTCGATGAATCGCAAGCCGCCGCGTTGTAGGGCATGCTGATCGGGCGCGCCTGTTCGCTGACCAGCGCTCGGTTGAAATCGTTGTACTGGGCGTTGGGGTGTTCGCCTCGCATCTGCGTAACGTCCCAGCCGGTTGGCAGGGCCATGGCCATGCGACGTTGAATCTCAAAACTCGTGCCGGCGATGAGCGACTCGGGTTCCTCGTCACTGGCCGGAGACAGCTTGGAATGGATCAGTGCCGAGATACTGGCAGCCGTCTCGGCAGATGCCACGGTTGCCTCCCGGAACCTGCGCCCCATGGCACCGGTCGGGAGGGTCGGTGTCAATTCAGGTATTGAGCGGTGCTGCCCTGGCCGCTCGAGCTTGAACCAGTGCAGCATTTGGTCGGCAGGAACCTGAATCGGTTGCTGGTACAGATAGAGCCACGATGACCCTGGGTGGTACGGCAGAACATCGTACCAGATCGGATTATTCCACTCGTCGAACCGGATGCCGTCGATGTACCCTTTTTCCGCATAGGGTAGATAAGGTGTCTGACATTGCTCAGTTTCGATCAGCACCATGTCAAGCGTAACGGTGTGGCTGATGTTCGGATTGGTAACCAGTACCGCGAACGCCTCACCGTCCTGAGTCCGGGCGTGGCTCATGCACCAGAGCTTGCGGCGGAGCTGCATGGCCTGGGACCACGCATACCACTCCCGCTCAACTAACTGATTGAACGCAGTGCTGCCGGTGAGCATCCGCAGGGTCGGCCCGACACCCACAATCATGTTTGTGTGCGTGCGAACGATCCCGGCGTAATAGCCGTTTGATCCATGCTCGTATCGGCTGTTGCGAACCAGTTTCTGCCGGACTTCCCGGCTATTCGCACTATCAGCATCGAACGCGTCTGCGTGCAGCCAGTGGCCGTCCAGGTCACTGCCAGAGCGTGCCGCGTCGTAACTGGCCCGGACGATATGTGCATCCACTTCACGTCGTCGAACACCGTTATTCGGCTTGGCGACGATCGGCTCTTTCGTCAGCGGGTGGATGCGACTGGTCATGGGTAAGTCGGCACAATCCTTTGCTTGCGAATCCCAAAACCTTCGCGAGTTGCGGCGGTTTGGCTTTTCGCGTATTCGTCGGCTGCGATTTGGTCGGCGATTGGATGTTGCTCGACTGATTGATTGCCGACCTGCACCCGCTTCGGACCACGAGCGTTCGCATCAATGGCGTCGGCGATATTGTCGGGAGTTGTCATGTCCAGATTGGACAGACTCAGAACCGCCTTTTGCCAGGGCTAGATTCCATCCGTGGAAACATCGCGCACAATTTGCTCGTGCGGCTGCCTGGTGAGGACCTTGTGCCCGCAGTTGCGACAGGCTCGGTAACGGAGAATGCGGCTCGAAAGCTGAATCACCTTGTAGCCCCGCAGATCGGTACAGCCACACTGTGGGCACACAGGTGCCGAATGTCCTGCAGCCATTACCTCGGCCAATGAGCGCGGTTTGCCAACTGTGGGATCAAGCATGTGCCGCCGCCTTGCCTTGCTTCATGAGATCACCAAGCGACTTAGGCTCCTTCTTCTCGGCAGCGACTTTCACCGCTCCGTTGGCCGTCACATTGATCCTGATCCCCTTCATGTTCGCCGCGACGTCCGCGTAATACGAAGCGTCGAGCCAGTGCACGTTGTCGCTCTTGGCCTTCCAAAGTCGCCGCAGCGTGCCTTTGTGCACTTCCTCGATCTCGATCTCATTGGTGATGTGACGAGCGTAGGCATGGTGTCGCTTCTCATCGTCTGACATCCGATCCGGTCTGGCACTCGGCTGCCCGAACATCTGCAAGCTGCCGGGCCGGTTGGGGGCCGTCATCCACCGGTCATGCTCCCAAGCCTTCCAACGATCGGCATCCGCACACACGAGCCAGACTTTCTTCTGTCGAGACATAAACCAGCCATCGCCAGGCTTCTTGTCGATGGTCTTCCGCTGCACTTGTGAGAAATTGGCCTGAGTGCACCCGCTGCTCTTGCCGAACCCCATCACGGGCGCGATCCCCACACCGATTGCCAAGCAAGCCGCGTAAATAGCATCCGTCCGGTAGCCGGCGTCAATTAGGGTGAATCGATCCAGTTCGGCCTGTCGCCCGTCTGGCCAGCAATACTCCGTCGCCTTGAAGTCCTCCATACGTCCTAAGACGCCGCGGTATACAGCCTGGTCGACACCCTCGTCGGAACCATATACGGTCCCGTGAACTTCATGGACACCGTAATCAAGTACAAACCCCGAGCCATCGGCCTTCCACGCCCGCACCACCCAGTGCAAAGCGATCTTTCGCACGTCAATCCCCTGGGTGATGAGCACACAATC